CTTCAACAGCACCAGTTTTACCTAGTATTTGTGCTGTTGCTACTCCGCCTGATACATCTAGTTTTACTTTATTATCAACTGCTACTACTGTATAGCTAGTAGTGATAGCATTAATATCATTTAACACCTTGATACTATCAGCATCTCCAGTAGCAACTTCATGTAAGTTAGTAATGATAGTATGAATCATACTACTTTTGTTTACCTTTGCTGGAGGATTAATTAAGATTGGTAACTCAAATGTTAAAGTACTAATATCAATTATATCATCAACACCACTGGGTATACCACGGTTTGTCCACTGTGTATTAACAAGTTCAACAACACTTAAACTACTCCAGTCTAGTGGGTTGTTTGTTGTGTGTATGTTGAGACTTGGATTAAACAATACTAGTATTTGTTCTAGCAGTTGCATTTTTTGATCTGTGTTACTTGTCCATATATCTGCTTGCATTCTTAACGTATACGGTACTGGCATATGACGTTCTACTGTGTATACACTGCCTTGTTTATTTTCGTAACTGTTAGTATTAGTATTGTACTCTTTTTCAATAACAGTCATTTTTTCTTCAAACTGAGGAAACACTCGTTTGTTTACATCCGGTNGTAAGTCAGTGACATAACAACTAATAAAAGGAACAGTGCTTAATGTATTCTCACTATTCTCTCTTTGTATATGTGCCGCCATACGACTAATATCACCATAACGAACGGGTGTTGTATGATACACTGGATCGCCTTGCTCAGTGTATCCTTTGACATACTGAAAGCCAGCAAACAATCTAATAAACTGCTGAATATAGCGTCTAAATTGTTTGTCATAAAAGTATGGTACAGCCGTAATGTTACTCATGTGTTATCCCCATTATCAGCCTGCAGTGGTATAACGTCACTAATTGCTTGCTTTGTATTAAATTCTTTATCGTTTACCATTGTCTTACCGTTTTCAGTAATATAATCACTTGCGTTATATGTACGGTCCACCCAAGTCTTTTCAGTTACATTATCATAATTTCTATTCCATTTTGAACCACGACGGACAAACATACGGTTTGGAGTAAAGTCTGTTCTAATAAAATATTCGCCTTCATTGGCATCTGCTGGAAAAGCACTGCCACTTGCTATTGTTTCGCCATGGTTATATGTATTATCTTGTATTACAACACCACCAGCAGTTGCGTGTTCAAAACCATATAAATGATCTAGTAAACTTGTACCATCTGGATCATCTTGTGCAGCACTTGCTACAATCGCATCACTAACATTAAACTCTGACTTATATGTGCTNATATCGTAATTTANTGTAGCACTATCACTGGCATNNCCAAGTATATCATTAAACTCTTGTGNGTCTGTAAGTGGATTAAGTTTTACTCTCCAAATATGACTATACCAAGTTTGACTAAATCCTTCAGCACCACGGTTGCCGTCTGCTACTACATAATACTTGCTTATAGGTGCTTTATTAGCATCTAATAACAAATCATCACGTAAGTGAGGTAATTCTAGTACATCACCAGGTAATAGTTTTCTTCCAAGTAATTCAACCATATCATTAGTATGGAATGTCATATAAAATTGATCGTTTGCTAAAAACATACCAAATTGTGTTAGGTCAAAATCATTGTCTTGTACATTATATATACCACGCAGATCGTAAATGTCTGGATCGTATTTTCTATCTCTGTTTTCCAAGAATAATAAGTCTTGTATTTTAGTTTCATTAATGAGACTATCTACATTAATAAAATCTCCACTGAGTGGATCCACTTCACGTCCGTCAATATAATTGGGCTGTGATGGATCATTTTGATTGGGCTGTGCAGCTGGGCCTACATACTTGTGTACGTTAACTCCTGTGCCTCCAATCCAAAATTGCTCACGGATCTGGCGATCCATAAAGTGAAAATCGTTAGTTTTAGTTGGTTTATATAATGTTAAACGTGGCATACGTATATTTATGGCTTGACAANGGTTTNTANATAGTGTATTGTTTATAAGTAACGGCAATATAGTTCAGGAGAATAACATGGCTAAAACATCAACTCGTAAGAAAAAAACAGTACGTGCTACAAGACGCAAAGGCGCTTGGGATATGGTTCCTACAAAGGATTGGCATACAGCACAATATCATATTCATTATATGATGGAGTCAAAAGAGTGGTTAAATCAAGTTAAGAACTATATTAAGAAAAACTACGATAAAGAAGTACAAGTAGCTATTAATAAGTTACCAGACCACAAAGTTGGTGGTAAAAGCCATTGGGCAACAGCCGCATTTATTGAAGAAAATGCTCCAGATAAAATTCATCCTGACTATGTAGGTAAACTAGATGCGTGGATCAAGAGTCTAGCAGAAGAAGGACGTCAGATTGTTGAGCTTAAAAAGATTGAATTAACTACAAAAAAAGTAAAGTATGTTCCTACAATTCAGGAAAGACTTGAAGAAGCAACCATTGATAAAATGGAAGAACTTGATCAGTGGGAAGATGATTGGATTCGTGATTCTAAAAAGAATCCACTTAAAGACAAACAGCCTCTACAATTATTCCGTAAGCTAGAAGTTAATCTAGGACATGCTCGCTTTATTCAGCAGTTTTATGAAGGTGCGTATCAAGAGCTAGAAGAACTTATTAACTTACCTGCTCCTAAAAAACAAGACGATATGCAGCAACAACTTGCTGAAGGATACAGTCACTTGAGTACAAAAGAAAAGAAAGAGCTATATGGTTTTTACCAACGTATTTTCCAAGCACTTGAAATACTACGTGCTGAAAAGAAACAAACAAGAGCTGTTCGTAAGCCAAAGCAAAAAAGTGCTGTTGACTTAGTTAAGAAGATGAAGTTTAAGTCAAGTGATCCAGACTACGGTATTAGTAGTATTCCTCCACAAGACATCATTGGTGCTAGTGCGCTAGTTGTGTTTAATACTAAAACACGTAAACTTGGTATCTACTATGCGCAACACGAAGCTACACTACAAGTTAAAGGTACTACACTTCAGTTCTTTGATGAGAAGACAAGCCGACAAAAAACAGTACGTAAGCCAAGTGAAATATTGCCACAGTGGAAAAANGTAACACANCATAAACTTAAAACACAGTTCGGATATCTGAAAACTACTGATATTAAAATGAACGGTAGGATTAATGAAGATACTATTTTACTAAAAGCCTTCAAATAGTATAAATACTTACATGGCAAAACGTGATGAATTAATTAAAGAAATCGAACTTCGCTTAGGCGGACAAATGGTAGACGTAGAGCTCGACCCAGAGCACTACGATCTTTCCATTCGTAAGGCATTAGAAAAATATAGACAGCGTAGTGAAAACGCTGTCGAAGAAAGCTTCATTACATTAGACTTAGTAGTTGATGTTGCTGACTATACTTTACCTGATGAAGTTATAGATGTTTACACTATTTACAGACGAGCAAGTGGCACACTTAATGGTAGTGGTGGTGCTGATATGGAACCATTTGAAGCAGCATACTTAAACAACTATTTGTTACACGGCGGTAGAGCTGGCGGACTAGCAACGTTTGATGCTTTATCACAACATCGTGAAACACTTGGTCGTATTTTTGGTAAAGAGTTATTGTTTACTTGGAATACTGTTAGTAAAAAAATAACAATTCATCGCAGAACGAAAGCCGCTGATACTGTATACTTACACACTTATAAACAGCGTAGTGAAGAAGAACTACTAAGTGATACATATGCCATGCCGTGGATTAAAGAACTATCACTAGCATATAGTAAACTAATGTTAGCAGAAGCTCGTGGTAAGTTTAATACTATTGCTGGCCCACAAGGCGGTACTAGTCTTAATGCTGACGCATTGCGTAGTGATGCGCAAATGGCAATTGACAAACTAGATGATGAACTTAAAACTTATACTGATGGCCAAGCTGGCTTAGGTATAATTATCGGTTGACAACTACAACTAGGTTTGCTATTATATAAACATGAAATTAAAATTACTAGTAATAGGTCATGGACGCCATGGCAAAGATACTGTCTGTGAGATACTCAGAGACACGTATGGATACAGTTTTGAAAGCAGTTCAAAATTTTGTAGTCTACAATTTATATACAACGATCTTAAAGACAAGTATGGATATAAATCTGAAGAAGAATGTTATGCTGACCGACATAACCACAGACAAGAGTGGTATGAAGCTATCTGTGATTACAATGTACCGGATCCTGCTACACTAGGTAGAGAAATGTTTAATGCTTATGACATCTATTGTGGGCTAAGAAACAAAAAAGAATTCCATGCCATGAAAAATACAGGTGTGTTTGATTACTGTATTTGGGTTGACCGTAGTGATCATTTACCTCCAGAGAATAAAAATAGTATGAGTTTAGAACAGTGGATGTCAGACTTTACTATTTGTAACAATGGTACACTAAAAGATCTTGAGTTTAATGTACATGCTCTTATCTCACATATTGACTCATATAGTGCTAATTAATTAAATAACTACGTAGTTAACCCCTGTTTCCCCCCTGATATATAGCTATTCTAATAAATACTAACATCGATAGATATGACCAGAGGAGAATAAAATGGCTTTAGTATCACCAGGTGTACAGGTTAGTGTAACCGACGAAAGCGCATATGGCGCCGCCGGAAACGGAACAGTACCACTAATTGTTGTAGCAACAAGAGAAAATAAAACAGATCCAACTGGTAGTGAATCAGATGGTATCGCAAAATTTACAAAAGCAACACAAGCTGGTAATGTAATTTCAGTTACATCACAGCGTGAGCTTACACAATATTTTGGTAATCCAACATTCACTACAAGCGGAACAGCTATTGTACAAGGTAGCGAAACAAGTGAATACGGCTTATTAGCCGCATACAGTTATCTAGGACAAGGATCACGAGCCTTTATCGTTCGTGCTAATATTGACCTAGCAGAATTAGATTCAACAACAGTTCAACCAACAAGTACTTACTCAACAGCAAATACATATTGGTTAGATACAGACGCTAGTAAGTATGGTATCCATGTATATAACAGTACAAGTGGACTATGGGAAAACAAACTACCAACAGTAGAAGTAATTAGTACAGCGGCAGGTACAGCACCAGCGGCAACAGTTGTAACTGGCGGATATCACGTCGTAATTTCAACTTTAAGTAACAGTATTGAATATTATAAAGAAAGTGGAGCGGCATGGGTAACAGCAGGCGCAACACTAGCACCACACTATAGCGTACCAGTAGGACCAAGTAATGGCGATGTTTGGGTTAAAACAACAAGCCCAGGTAACGGTGTAAGTATTGCTATTAGTAAATTTACTACAGCATGGAATCCACAATCAGTAGTAGGTGTAAGTGATGGTTCAGATAATGCTGATATTACTACATTTGTACCACAAGATGGCGCAAGCGCAACAGCACTAACATCAAGTGCCACAGCAGGCGGTATACTTTTAGGTGAAGCAGTAGATCAAATTGATATCTTAGTAGTAAGCGTCGCAGGCGCACCGTCAGCATTAGCTTCTTCAATATTAGCACAAATTGCAGCACCAACTGCTACAGCAACAACTGGTCAATATTGGTTTGATAATACAATTGATAAATTAGACATTTACGTTAGTGTTGGTGCAGCTTGGACAACAGCCGCTGATGTACAGTATAGTACAACAGCGCCAACAACAGATGGCACAGGTAACGCACTAGCAGACGGTGATGTTTGGGTAGACACAACACTAGCAACATCAACAAATGCTCGTGATTATCCAAAGATTTATCAACACAATGGCGCAGCTTGGGTTAAACATTCAAATACTGATCAAACAAGTGCTAACGGCGTATTGTTTGCTGATATTTACGAAGGTGGATCACCAATCCCAGGCGCACCAGACGCAGTTGTTTATCCAGATGGTATGTTAATAGTCAACATGGCACAGAGTAAAAATACTGTACGTAGTTGGAATGGCACAGCATGGAGAAATGCTGCATCAAACAATTCAGATGGCAGTGGCGCATTTGGTAGATTTGCTCAACGTAAAGTTGTAGCGGCTGGAATGCAAGCAGTAGTAGCAGGAGCAGATTTACGTGAAGAGCAGTACGCATATAGTTTACTAGCAGCACCTAACTATCCTGAACTAACAGACGAATTAGTAACACTAAACAGTGACCGTGGTGAAACAGCATTTATTATTATTGATACACCAATGCGTAAAAATGCNACTGAAGCAATTAGTTGGGTTAAAAATAGTAACGTTGCTACTGAAAATGGAGAAGATGGCTTAGTAACAAATAATACTTACAGTGCCGCATACTATCCATCAGGCAACTCAACAGAGCCAGTTACAGGTAAAACAGTAGTTGTTCCAGCAAGTCATATGGCACTATACACATTTGCTTATAACGACAACATTAGTTTCCCATGGTTTGCTCCAGCAGGATTAACACGTGGTGTTGTACAAAACGCAAGCNCAGTTGGTTTTATTACTAGTGAGAATGAATTTAAAGCAATTACACTAACGCAAGGACAGCGTGATGAAATGTATCAAAACAAACTAAATCCAATTACAACATTTATTGGACAAGGTACAGTTATATTTGGACAGAAAACATTAGCAAGTACAACAACAGCACTTGACCGTGTTAACGTTGCTCGCTTGGTGGCTTACTTACGTGAACGTTTTGATGAGATTGCTAGACCATTCTTGTTTGAACAAAACGA